GTGATGAAGACATTTTCATCGACTCTATTGAAACAAAAGAAAATATATTTTTGTGTCCAACTTAGCAAGACAAGGAAAAGGACAAACCTCATCTATCGCCACAAAAAGCTAAAAGAAAATACGACAACTAATCAGATAACCATAGGTTTGCAATGCAGCAACATCGCTTAAAATGTGGTCCCCTCATCATAGTTGCAAGAAACTAATAACAAATAACGAAATGGTAATCACTTCCATCCCGGGAGGTTATGTCTAAAACCTACCTTAAAATGCGTCGTGGACACTTCCACGAAAGTCAGCCTAGTGCCTGGGCTGGGATTGATTATCCCCCGGTGTTCATCTCCGGCCCTCATCCAAGCATGTAGGTGCCACCCTACACGCTCTTGAGTACACCCATTGTTGCGTTACACTAAACCTTAAGCTTTTAACCCCAGCAAAGGGTTCCTATATAGATAATTCGCCATAGGGGCTTCCCCCTATTGTACACATAGTGGCTCCTCCGACGCATCGGTGAATTTGATTTAACCACTATGCTTACAGCTACTATATCCACTTTTATATGCCGGAAACAGCATACCGTCTTTAAAACTAGAATACGCCAGCGGTGTCGCAGTAGTACTCATGGAAAGAGCCAATAGAGATGAGAGTATTAAACAATCCAAGACAAATTATGGATAGTTCTTACAATTACTCAAATCTATATCAGTTAACCAAGAATCTATTATCTGCAAGCCTACTTTTGATATCCTGTCTCAGTAAGACTGGAAGAAAAGGGTGCTTATCTACTAAAGCACAAATGTTGACAGGAGGAACCACCCTCCCCGGGATCTAACCCAGCGTTGTCTCATTACTTATCGTGTGGGAGACACAACACACTATTACACCATTACGTTGGTGCACCTCACGTGCAGATTTACTAACGCAACTCTGCAAAATTGCAAAACTACAAGACTCAAGCCCTAAAAAGCAATAAACATAACGACTGGAATTTCACCAGAACTATCTCCTTTCTTGAAGGTAGCAAAGCAATTGGAATTGGCTCTCCAACGAAGCAGGTGATTTGCACACCTATGGGATCTTTCTCCCTAGTCATTTGAGATTTTCAGATCATGTATAAACGAACATACCCAACATGCCACCACAAACACACGACTATTAATGAATTCATCAATGTGTTGTAATGAGCAGCATGGAGGCATCTATACACTCACCACGTAAGAGCATCTCCTACTCCTCCATTTTCTTTGAAATTGGTAAAAGCACACAGTCAGAATCGGGACTGTGACCTCCAAGACCATGTGTAGACTCATGGTTCTCCAAAGGAGAGGTCTGGAAGGGCATTACTCTTCCATTCACATCTTCAACCCGTAGGTAAAATGCTAATTGATGACAACCTCTTGGATGTGGGTTAGGCCCACAAAACCTCTAGCCTACAGGACTAGAAACTGGCGCTTTGAGACCCCCTGCGCTTGGGGTAATGACCATTAGGTCAACAGGCAACTCCGCCCATAAAAGCTAAAGTCACTCTGCAGCTGAACTGACACACGTATATTGTGTATCACCTCACCATTATCAATCCATATAACTATGAATTGAGTCTTCTGCTTAGATCCCCCTGGTATATTATAACCAGAAAAATCTGCCACATCAATGACAAATTCTGCTAGTCCAGGGGAGTAAGTATTATTAGTGACCGACTCGAGGACCTCCCGATCGGCCATGGTACCATACATTTTTCCAAGCCAGATCACGGTACCACCATCTGTGATCTTGCCTGTCTGCGCCCATTCAAAGCGCATCTTAATGTGGCCAGAAAAGAAACCACATGTGCCAAATAAAACGGACAGGGGATTTGTGCGCAACCGCGCTTCAGCCCCTGTAAATTTTACATCGCACACATGATTTGGTATAGTCAGCTCAATATGACCCTTAGAAAAGGTATCAATCTGCATCCAACTATACCAAGCGTTGGCCAAAGAAATAATAGGAACTCGTTGTAATGGTCGAATTCCCTTTATATAAATAACAAAATTAAAGGGAGAGTTTACTCCAGTGGCAGCAATTGGGCCACCAATGGGGTACATTAATAATCTCCCCCGGGTTTCTCTATTAGGAACCCTAGCAAAAGGAGATCTCATTAAAATGCTGAAATCTCCCTGCTTGGGATCTTGTAAATCTATATCTATATGAGGAAATTCAGAAGTTTCCTCAAGGGTTGGCAATTCCAAATCCCACCACATGACAAGCCGTAAAATACAGCTCACCATAGCGGTGCCTACCTTGCGTAAGCGGCCCTCTAGAAGACCGCCCGCTCCAAGGACTTGGCGATACATTGCTTGTGTAGTACCCAAACAGTATTTACCATCTGTGTACTCACGCTGCATAGCAAAGTCAAGGCCCAATGGTGCTAACGCAGGGTCATCGGTTAAAGGTATAGTACCAAAACCCTTATATAAATCTAAATTTATATAATCTAAATGGGAATCAGACACTCTCAAAAAAGGCGTCTCTCCCACTTCCTCCACTTCCACATCCTCCTTCATGAGAAGCTCCACAGTCAAGCGCCAAGCGGCACTCATCTCCAGAGCATTATCGTCATAAATGAAAATGTGAAACTTTGGATCACAAAATCCCTTGGATTTAGCATATAGAGCATGCCCAGCATATTGCCGGATATTTACACTTTGCTCTGATATACCGCCTTCACAAAGGGGATGCAAAGACAATGGCATACAATTAGCCAATTGTCTAGGAAGTTTACCACCTAATGTGGTCTTAACATCTAATCTATTAAAAAAATCGTGAACAACACCTATTGTGGTGCCCACGAAAGAATTAGACCCAGAGAAAAAACGGAAAATTATCTCTGGGGCAATTAATCCCTTACCACACCAATTAAGGTATGGTGCCTTACGTTGCTTCGCAAGTAAGGCATAGAAATCAATTGTCCCAAGATAATGGCCCTCTTTGGCATCCTTGGGCACTTTAACCACACTAGTACACGCAACAATAAATGGATTGTCGGGTGCACTCATGCAAGTTGAGTGCCTGGGTGCTTCTCCAGGTATAGTATTATTTGGTTTTGGGTCGTGCTTTGCACTCCCCATAGCCAACCCTCCAAATTGGGAGGGATTTCTACTTCTACTTGAACTGTCATTCAAAAATCTGACAGAACAAGAGCGCTGCAAGCGCGATGATTCCGCATTTTTAACCACTCCAGCTGCGGAAAAAGCATGGGTGGGGGCAGACCTCTCTGTGGTCCTACAAGTAAGAAGAGATCCTTCACTAAAAGGAAGGAGCTCTTGGTCATAATCCTGGGCTATATGTTCTTCAACATTGAAGCCCTTCAGGATACGACAGCCCTTCTTGGCGTTTCGCCGCTCAATATCATGCCACTCATCTTTGCAGAGAGTGGCATTCGTGTAAGCATCCGGGCGATGCTCAAGCAATTGGCTGGTGCCATATTGGAACACCGGTGCATTGGGATAAATCCCACAGGAATTATTAAACAAAGTTGCAAGATACAACCTTGTCTTATTATCCTCATTCACCTGCTTGTGTAAATTGTTAAGATTTACATTCACAAGTGGCAGAGTTATCACCTGGCACCGGTCCCGACCCAAATCAAATTTGGATCCAGAGAGTGCTGCCATATTTGGGTCCCCATTGTCGCCATCCATAATTGTGCAGAAGGCGGAAAGAGGGATACCCTCACCAGCATGAGACTGGATGGCAAGATCTATAGCAGTTATACCACTGCTCTTCATGTCTTGCACGTCCAGCAAATGCCTAAGCTGATTCTCAGTAAATTGCGGCAGTGGAGTATGAATGCACTGCCTAATGTCACTGGGCATGTAAACAGTCTCAGCCCGTGTAGGGAAAGTCTGCTGCGTTAAAATTCCAGCAGAATTACTCCCTAACCATTTTTGAGCTTTATCAGCCCAGCCACCATGTGCAACACGCACAAAGACATCCTTTTCCAGGATCTTGGTATTCCGGTCAGCTAAGCGACCCTCACCATACTCAAGAATCTGGCCTTTTTTATTTTTCCTTTTCTTCTTGCGCAGGTTGGTGATACTCTGCGCAATCGTTAGTGAGCCATGCTCACTATGTACATTAGCAGCATGATCCTCAAGATCAGCTGCCCTCTCCTCGCTCTCGCGTTCACTATGAATGAACGCAAAAGCAGGTGCGGCAATAAATGTGGCTACATCCACCAAAGAGACCTTTGATGGAATGTGTTTTGCTACACCACTAAACAAACCGCCGTAAGTCTGTTTAGGGGTGGCTGCAGTTTCCAATTTCATAGCAGCTTTATCAATGGAATTGAGTTGGTCGCAAAAATCCAACTCATCTAAGTGTTTTGCGAGAGCTTCAAATTTAGCTCTCTCTTTCCTCTCCTGCTTTGCCACTTTTGACAGAGCAAGAATTGGGCAGATCCAACACTCATGGGCATATAGTGTGGCTTTGCCACACAGATATGCATGTGTGTTATCCACACACCGAGGAATGCATCTGGCACATTCACAAAAAGAGAAATGTCCAGACAAAGAATTGATTGCTTCCTTCTTTAAAATACGAGGAGGCATCTTTGGCAAACAATAATTCTCCTCACCCCTTTTAAAACGCGGAGTGAAGGAGGACTTGAAACTATTCACACCACCACATGGCCAATGGCCCTGCGATGGTTGCTCAGACTCACTAAGTGAGTCAAGAGCTAAGAATAAAGAATTAAACTCCCTATCTAACATAGGGAGTGGATCACTATTTAAGTAATTAAAATTGACGGACCCTTTTAAAAGTAGGGCATCGTCAAAAGAAAATGCAGCTTTGGGCCACGAACCCAAAGATCTCTCCTCAATAGAGGAGAAAAGCAGTCCACCAATTGGTGAATAGCTTCTAAAAGAAGAGTCACAATCATGACTCAAAAAATGTTGTGCCAAAGTAGTGGCACCAAAAGTAAGAGGTCCAATTGGAACCTCATAAAAACGTGGGTTTTCAAAAGGCCCACAAAAGAAATTTAAATAATACTCCTCAAAAGGAGAAGTATAGAGAGAACAGCCACAAGTGTAGCTGCAAGGAAAATGGCCTACTGAAAGACCATGCAAAATATAGGTATCTGGCTCCCCAGCCACTTCTTGTTGCACAAGAAGATTTGAGTTTTGGGTATCAAGCTCCCCAGCTACTTCCTGTTGCACAGGAAGATTTTCAAGTTGGGTATCAAGCTCCCCAGCTACTCCCTGTTGAACAGAGAGCTTTAATTGTGCCTCAGGAACGGCACAAAAGGAACACTGGCAACCAGGCTCCAAAGTGTGCCCAGGGAAAGAGCACACAACTTGTGTATCATGCTCACCAGCAACTTGAGGTTGAACCTCAAGATTTAGCCCCATAGGAGGAGCCAAGGCCACCTGCTGTTGAACAACAGGGATTTTGTCTTGCACCTTAGAGGGTGCAAGGGAAATGGGGGTGTTGCTGCACCCCAGGGACGCATAGGGTCCCTCAGAACAAATAGGGATCCAAGTGGATCCCTTTTCTAGAGCTAGGGCAAGAGTAATGCCCCATCGGAGTGCATATTTAAGCACCCCAGTGGTAAGGGCCCAGATAGCCCTACCAACTCTCCTCTGAAAGAGGAAACGAGTTGGCCCACTCTTGGTTGAGGCTCGCACAATGGCGGTCTCAACAATTCCGGCCATGCATTTAGCATAGCGCTCAGAATAAGAAGACAGTGAAATTGGCAATTTCACTGCTCTCTGCCTAGCAGAGATCTTTTCCTTCTCTTCGTCGGTGGCAGCGACGAAGGCAGCATAGTCCCCCATGGCAGAGAGGACTTGCAGGATTCCCATTTCTGGGACTCCCATTTTCTCCAGATCCTGGCGAACCAGGATCATGCGTTCATGTAATGGTAGCATTTTGGAAAACAAAAGGCAGTCAAAGGAAAACAACTTTGGTTTTTTCC